TTTAACGTAAATGGTTCTATGGCCTCACATAGTCCTAGTGTTAAGTCGGTGGGTATTACAGGACAGCTTACAGGCTCCCGCGCAGACCTTATTATCGCAGATGATATTGAAGTTCCTAACAACTCTCAGACACAACAGATGCGAGAGAAGTTAGCAACCTTAGTAACTGAGTTTGATGCTGTACTTAAGCCTTTAGACACCTCTAAGATCATCTACCTAGGGACACCTCAAACAGAAGAGTCCCTTTACGATGTTCTCCAAGATAAGGGATATGTAACCCGAATATGGCCCTCCCGTTACCCTAAGAAAGATCAAGTAGCTCGTTACGGTGATCGTATAGCCCCCTCACTAATGGGAGAGCTAGAAGCTGACTCTAGTATCGAGTGGAATCCTACTGACCCTGATCGCTTTGACGAAGAAGACCTTATAGAACGTGAGTTATCTTATGGACGCTCTGGCTATGCACTTCAGTTCCAACTAGATACTAGCCTGTCAGATGCAGACAGACACCCCTTGAAGCTTAAAGACCTCATAGTAATGTCAATAGACAACCAGAAAGCCCCTGAGAAGCCAATACACGGCACTATGTCACACCTAGAAGTAATGGATGTGCCCAACTTAGGGATGCGTGGAGATCGCTTCTACGAGCCATTTAAGCTCTCTGGTGAGTGGGTAGATTATACAGGCTCAGTTATGGCTATTGACCCTTCTGGTCGTGGCGCAGACGAAACTTCTTATGCAGTTATAAAGATGCTTAATGGTTTCTTATACTGTCCCGATGTAGGGGGAGTGGAGGGAGGTTACTCTAATAAAACTTTAGAGAGCCTTGTAGATATTGCAAAAAATAATAATGTTAACTACGTGTTAATAGAGAGTAACTTCGGTGACGGAATGTTCAGTGAGCTTATCAAGCCTTACTTTACTAAAGAGTACCCTGTGACCCTAGAAGAAGTACGACACAGTAAGCAGAAAGAGCTAAGAATCATAGACACCTTAGAGCCATTGATGAACCAACACAAGCTTATCATTGACCGTGAGGTAATCCAAAAGGACTATGACTCTATACAGAAGTATCCCAATGACGTAGCTCAGAGATATAGCTTGTTCTACCAAATGACTAGGATAACTAAAGATCGCGGGGCACTAGCCCATGACGACCGTTTGGATGCCTTAAGCATGGCAGTAGCCTACTGGGTGCAGCAAATGGCTAGTGATGCAGACGAGCTAATGAGAGAGCGTCACGGTGAAATGTTAGACCAAGAGTTAGATAAATTCTTAGGAAACCTCAACACTTCTAGTGAGCAGGTGAGCTACAATTCTTGGATATAAACACGGTGTTTGAAAACGCTCTACAGCCTTAGTGCTGTGGGGCTTTCACTGACCCCCCTTGTTTATGAATTAGCGTACCGTTACAGGTATCCCCCGTACACCCCCTATAGGACTACTGTAGTAGCAGAGGGAGTAGGTGAATACCTACCCCTATACAGTATAGCTATAGGTTAGCTTTAAGATAACTACAAGAACAACCCAATGTGGGTTAAGGTTAGATATGTTTAAATGCAATACTACTGGTTTTTCTAGGTATGGTTTAAGTTAGCTTTAAGAATTTTAAAGAAAAATCTGAGAGGGTTATATATACGGTATGGTCGGGCCAGCCCCCCTAGGCCCCCTAGGTCATGTGAAATCAATAGGCCACCTATCCACCCTCGATACCATAGAATTACCACAGACTCAGTGTAACTCGTTGATTAATTGAGCCAGCCAGCAGATATTAAATGTCGTTCCTTTATATAGGCGTATTAATTGACTATATATAGGTGCTTATAGTTGCTGTTGGTTTGCTATGTGTTTGATGTGCGTTTGTGTGTGTGTTTTACCTGCCGTTTTCGTTTTGCCTTACCTTAAGTATTCTCACCACTACTTTAACAATGCCTATAATAAGTTGTTGCACATACGTTCCAATGCGAGTATGGTAGTTAGTAGGTAGCAGAAACCGACTACCGCACTGGCCCTAATGTGCTAAGTGTTCTAACCCGATGGGGGTTTAGCCTAGCTTAATAAGTTACCGCCATGTAGTGCCGCTATGATTACCAAATCAAAGGGGGCAGGAAATGGACTTATATAAAGCTTAACAAACGTGTGTGACACGGGCCTTGGAGATAGTATCTAGAGAGGTAGAATTGTTATTTTTATTAAGCACCTACTATATAGGTATTGTGATAGTTGTTGCTTAGATAAAACTAGCCATTAACTAAAGGATATTTATTATGTCATTTAAAAACCCACTACTAACAGAGTTTACAGATGCTGATTTTAAGGCATTACAAAAGCGTTATGATCTTGAGCCTAAAGTAATTGTCAAAAAGCGCGGCTTAAGGAAACTTGAGGTTTTACAAGATGTTTTGTTCTTTGCCTTTATATTTAGCTTACTAGCTTTGTTAGCTTCGCCTATTGTTTTCGCTTTCATCTAACTAAAGGATATTTATTATGGATTACTTTGATTCAGCAGAAGGTGTAATCATCACCCAGAAAAGAGCATTAAAAGAATTAGCAGATCACAACGCAGACATTAATGATTTCTTTGAAGAGCTAGGCATTAAGCCTGACTATTTAGCCACCGATGTTTTAACTCACTTAGGATATTAATTATGTTTTATACAATTAACGTAGCTTTAAAAGGGCAGCATTATTTCGGCACTTCAGAACATAGCTTGCGAGCTTTAGGGGATGCCCAAAGTTTAGTTCATCATTTTGTTAAGTTATTCCCTGAATCTGAAGGTTACTCTGTAACGCTTTATGAAGGTCGCCACTCAAGTAAGGTTGTTGAGTTTTGTTGTGAGGGTGCGGAAATACTAAACGATAACGGGTACTCTATATGCTCATTATGCGCAGCTAATCTAACCACACAAAGGAAAGGTGACAAATGAAAAGTTTAAAAATAGTTAGCACTAAAAAGCTACAAGGCAGCGTTTCATTAACTGAAGACGGGCGTATATTCATTCGCATTGATATGAGTTTTGAGGACTTGGGCTATGGCTGGTACGAATACAGCTCAGAAAACATGACACTAGAAGAGGTCTATAGCCATGAAACTGACACCTTAGAAAATCAATTTCAATAATGATGATAGTTTATTAGGTTGGCATTGAGTACCAGTGCCACCGTGTAAGCACCACATTAATAACATTATAAAGAGGTATTACCTAATGACTACTCAAAGCCGTACTACAATCACCCGCAGTAACCGCAACCCAAAGCCTAGTAATATTATAAAGATATTCACTAGGGTTATTTTATCTCTGCTATTTGTTGCACTCGGTCTATTCCTTTTCTCGGTTGTCTTCGTAAATAACACGCTTAACCCATTCGGTTGGGCCGTGGTGATTGTTTACGTTCTGGTCGGTTGGGTTGCAGCGACCGATACTTGTAATAGCTAGCCTTTAATCTAATTGCACCTTATGTGCTTAATAATTATATGCGGTGTTATAGCCGCTATTGGAGTTTTATTCTTATGCTTACTTATACTCAACTTAAAGACGTTAAGACATTTTGCGCGGCCCTTTACAGTACCCCCGATTTTAAAGAGGTAGTAAATAGCCTCACCGAGTACGCAACCCCCGACACTATAGTTGATCATAACGATTCAATGCCCGATGATTTCGAGGTTGATAATGTGCGCTTTATACGTTATGACGCAATCGACTCTATACAAGAGCAAGAGCTTGGCAGTGACCTTTACATGTTGGGGTGTTTTAACTCTGGTTTTTTAGCGAGTGCGCTAGACATTGCAGAAGATGTGATAGTTGCCCTTCAAGCGGCCGAAGCATACGAGGCTTTAGGTATGATGATTATATCTATGGGCAAGCTTGAAGAAATTCAACAAGGCTACTCTAGTGCCGATGGTTACGGGCACCACTTTAACCACTATGACTTTGGTGAAGAGTCGGTGAGTTTTGCAGGAACTGATTATTTCGTATTTGATAACCATTAATTTGCGACTTATATGTTGTTTTGGTGTAACGGCTTCAAGATTCCCCCTCGAAGCTTTTACCACAAACCAACCCTAACCAAACGAGGTATTAACAATGCTGCACAACACATTTAACGCACATTTAAACGCTGATTTTTATTCTAATGCT